TCTTGATCGAGCACATACAATGCGTCGATTTCGTTTACCAATGACTCGACAGTTGCGAGAGCTTGGATGTTTGCTTGGATTTCTGTGATCATTTTCATTTCCTTAAATAAACCTGCGACGTTGCAGTGGTGACAGTATAACTCCAAGTTAGAGTCTTTGTGCAAGCTTTTTTTCAAATATTTTTAAATATTTCTTCCGAAAGACTCTAACTTGTTGTTTTAGAACAGTTTTCTGTTCAAAATATTTTTGTAAACATTGTCGATTGTGACGTTCAGGGCATCGATTTCTTCCATCTTTGCCAATTTCCAAGCCACTTTTTCGCCATGCCAACCCATTTTTGAGCCCTGATGGCAGGATTTACACAAAGCTACAACTGTGTAATGCCTTCCCTGCCTTATGTGGTGGGCATCTGATGGCCCTTCCTGAGCACATACGGAGCATGGTTGCTCCTTAACTAACTGCACCCATGCTCTCTCTGCTTTGTTGTAGCTTCCGTTCATAGTCCAAATTTCTCATCAGGGAATTGAAAATGATAAAACCCAGCACCATCCGGCCTGTATGGTGCGACGGCATCACCATCTGCTGTATATGCGGCGAATGAATGAGCTTTTAACTGATCGATAAGGCCAGCGCACATGTTGTAATGGATTGGGCCCTTGACGAGCTCCTGATGCCTTTCCATGATGCCTTGGACTACATCGATCTGTTGCTGGATCATTGCTATGACTGCTAGGCGGTGATCTCTTGCTAGTTGTTCTTTTGAAAATACTGCTTTCTCGTCAATTCTCTTCATTATTTCTCCTCACATTACCGCTTTGTCCATGGCCCTATTGGAGGCCTCTGTAGAACGCCATACGTCGATTCTTGCCTGAGCTGACACCAATCCCCATCGAAGGGTCTCTTCTTGCTCTACAGCCGCCGCTAGGCCCTTTAGGATCTCCACATACGCTGGGTCTGCGTAGGCTTCAATCTCAGCCGCATTGACGGCCTTTGTGCCATTGGTCATAGCCGCCTTCATCAGCATGGCCTTTTGTGACTTCCTGAACTCTTCCAAGTAAGTGCGCTGGGCCTTGGCTTCTGCGTACTTGCGCCCATGGGTATACAGGTAGTCAACTGCGTCGTTAATGTCTTTTTGATTCATAGTCACTCCAAATTGGCGTCCAGTAATGCATCTAGCCGAGCGTGCAGGCCATCACGATTGGCTTGGCCTACGGTTCTGCCATCAGATATCTTCAATGGGTTTGTCAAATAATCATTGATGTCCGGGCCCACTTCAAAAGTGATGGCAGAGTTGTCATTTTTGGTTTTAATGGTGATTGAAATTCCCTTGTACTTCAATCCTGAGATTCCTACTTCTTCTATGCAATCTTGTGTCATTCAAATCTCCTCCGGGTCATAGCCTTTTGATTTAAGCCAGTTGTCAATTAATTCGTGCGCTTCGTCTTCTAAGTGATCGGGAACTCTGCGCTCTACGTAAGTTGTTTCTACCAATGGTTTTGACGGTTCGTAATCTTCAGGGAATCCATAGGTTGAATTTAAAGGTTGCCCTTCAGCCTTTACTGGTGCCATTCCAAAAGTATTATTGGCTATTTCTTTGAGCGTATCCATGGGATTAATAAAGCCTTCGCTCATTCTTGTTTTATTCATTTCTCATTAGCCTTTCTTAATTCAACTCCGCAGTAAGGGCAAAAATTAAATATCAATCCTTTTTCTTTATGAATTCCTGTTTTTGCACCTATAAAAGACCTAGTATCTTTTGATGTATTGATATCGGTATATACCCATTTAAAGATTCCTTTTTCTCTTTTAACAGGGTTGAATCCATCCATTGTCTCGTCAAGCGCATTACATTGAGAAACAAGTCCATTTATTACTTCGCATTTGCTCATGCCCCATACCTCGCAATGAGTGCGGCATCAGCCAGTGCTTGACCTTTGCCTTTGGTGTCTAATGCACGCCATTGAGGCCATAGCTGGATGGCTCGTGCTCGTGCGGCTTCTTTATCAGTACCGATTAGTCCTGCGGCCTTTTTCCACTTCTGTGGAGTCACCATGGTGTGGGCATAACCTAGTACACCAATCACGCCCATGACGGTTCCACAGCTATGACCAAAGTTAAACATGGAACTCACGCCTTGGCCCGGCATTGCATGTACATCCTCAATGTAGACATGATCCACATGAACGCCATGGTCTAAAAAGTAAGTCAGCTCTGATGCATTGACACGAGTTGATTTACCTACTTTGTAGGTAGGCATGGCTGTCCATTCAATGGGCACGCCATCATCCAAAATTACTATGGCCCCGGAGGCTCCGGGATCAATTCCAATCGTTAGCATTTTCCATCTCCATTTCGTTGTCTCTAGCTTGATGGTGAACCATCTCATCTAAAGCGTTTAGCTCGCTTTCAAAACGGCTCTTAAGCTCCTTTAAGGCTTTTAGTGCTAGATCATCCTTGCCATGGAATAGAACGCTGATTAGGTCAGCTTCTGATACCCGATCCATGATGTTTTCAATGGATATTGATTGGTTTGGCAGGATGTCAGGTTTTCCATGAATTCCAAGCCAGTATGCAAAGTCGTCCGATAACATTATTTTTTCCCTTTCAGTTGAAAGAATTCACACCGTTGAAGTATGAATCGCAGTGGTCGCTGTTGATAACCCATCTTGTCTACTAGCTTTTTGCAGGTTTTTTTAAGCGTGTTGTAGTTGTCGCATTCAAAACAAATACGACGGTCATCCAAAGGATCTTTGTCCCTATCAAACATTTGTTCAGCAAGATCCCATGCATCGTTTTCGCTAAGGCCTTCTTCTTGGAAAGTCTTGCGTCTTCTAGCATGGCGAATGACTGCCTTTTCTAATTCTTCTTCAGTCATTCCTAGCCTTCATCATTGCATCAGCCAATACATAAGAATTTTCAGCAATAAATTTAACTTTGGTATTGCCCTTGTCAACTCTTATGTTTCCGTAAATGCTGAAAAATCCTTGCATAGCTTTAGCGGCAAAGTAATCTCGTAAGTCCATTCCATCTTGGCTGTTCTCATATCCAGCAAACTTACCTTCGTAAAAAATAGGCGTTTGATTGTTTGTTATTTTTGGAAAAGCTTTCATGTGACTCTCCTTAGTAAACCCACACATCGTGGTAAGAAGAGTCTAACATAAAATTAGAGAATAGTGATAATAGAATTTTCTCTATCGATGTGAATATCGCCTTCACTGACTACGTTCCAATCAACTCCATTGGGATCTTGTTCAGTCCAAGCCAAAGCTTTAAGAATGACTTGTTTGCATAGGCGTTCTTTGTTCGTCTCATCGAATACACGCCACTTGTGTAGTTCGGTTCCACGACCGGGTTGGCCTGCTGATTTGTTGTATCTGACCCTGTAAATCATATGATCTCCACTTCAGGCTCATCTTTAGATGGAGCCACTGCAACTGCTAGGTTCATGTGAACAAAGCGAGTAGGCTCTTTACCTACGTTGCGTGTAAATGAATGCGGCAACCATGCTGGTACGAAGATGATGGTTCCGGCTTCAGGTGTGAATACGATCTGAGTTGAAGCTTGGCTGATCTTGTCATCGCTCGCCATAGGTAGATTCAAGATGACTTTTCCGGGACGTGGATCGTGAATGACTAGCTTGCAACCGTTCTTAGGCACATCCAAAAAGAAAAACGCACTGATCTGCGCTCCAAGGCCATGAACGTGCTGATCCATGGATGACATGTGATTGTGCTCTTGCGTCCACATCTCAGTGAAATAGGTCACTAGCGGCTCCATCTTGAATCCTTGAGCCTTGAGAATGTTCCATGCTGTTTGCGAGACGTACTGAGTGAAATTAGAAATCTCCTCTTCGCCGGAATAATTGGCGGTCATCGTAGTGACTTTGTTCTTTCCTTTACATCCTTTACTTTGCGCCAAGTAGCGATTGGATACAGCTTTGACGGACTCTAAAAATTCCGTCTTCTTGACTGCGTACAACGGCGTAACAAAGTAATGATTCTCTTCCAGCTTGTCCATGGTTTCTCCTAGGTGAATTTCTTAACAGTCTAACATGCGATTAGTGTCTGTGATTAAAAAAATAGGGGCCTCTTGACCCCTTATTGTTGATTAATATCAATTACTGATACCTTATTTTTAACTTATTTGATGCTGTTTGGTGAGCAGTCTCAGCCCTCCCCGGTGAAGGGGATGAACCTTTACAAGATGCTATTCGGAGCCGCTTGTCTCGACAGTCGTTCGATGCAGGGGCACTAGCTTCGCCACCCCTTTCCCTATCTCAGCATCTTTCCCGTAGTAGGGCTTTCCTCGTGACGCTACTGTAGGTGAGCGTCCGTCACGACGGTCAGAGATAGGCAATAAAAAAACCCCTTAAGAGGATGCTCTGTATGGAGTAGAACTCAAATAAATATATCCTCACGACTATTTATTTGAATTCATCAGAACACCCACTTAAGGGGTTTACTTTTTATCAGACTCCACTCCGACAAGAAGAATTCTAAACTACATTTGCAACTTTGTGCTTCCTTGCTTCCATAATTTTTCCAACTACTGCAAAAAGACCACATTTGACGTGTAGATCGTTTGCATCGAACCCGACCTCATCAGCCATAGTCCAAGGCAATCCAGTGGCTACAGCGGCCTTCTCGCCAGTCTGTGAGGCATCATTGTCAGCAAAGACGTACCGTTTTCCCTGAATTTGGTCTGCCACAGCGATTAAGTTGCTGGCACTAAAGCAAACCACCACAGAGGCTTTGATTCCACAGCTTCGCAGGGCGTGATGCAGGCTTAAGCCAGTCACATAGCCTTCGACCAGCCAAAACTCGTCGGCCTTACGATCTCCGATATAAAAGACCGCATTCTTGGCCCTCATCCCGGTGAGCATTTTCTTTTCGTACTTCATCTCTTCCGGCACCCAGTAGATCTGCTGGTATCCCTGAAGCTTGTTCGTGACTACGTTTCGCATAGGGATGAGCAACTTATCGTTGAGCACCAGCCCTTCATCCGTCTGCAGGCCTTTGTACTGCAAATATGGGTGGTTTGCCATTTTGGCTGATCGCAAAGTGATATCTGCTTGCAAAGCCACTTGCTCGTACTTATGCTGTTGGTCTGACTGCTGAGCACGACGTTTCTCAGCCCATGCACGCTTCTCTTCATCAGTCCATGGTTTGGCATGAGGATCGTTGTACCAAACGACTCTAGCGTCGCCTGACCAATCCATCACCCATCCACGCTGACCATCCCAAAAGTACGCTCCATTGCCTGAGCGTGGCTTCTCAACTGTCCCGGTACGCTTGATGCGATCGGACGGATAGAGCTTGTCGTAGTTGATGTCTACGCCA